GTACGGCTATCTCTTCAGGTTTCATATCAATGGCAAACCATTTATGCGCTGGGCATGACGTAAATCTAAACTTTGTCTTTACATCCATGAAGCAACCGCACAGCTTTATGTTTTCTTTGTAGTACGTTACCTCGTTTTCTTCGGGCATGACTGTACCACCAATTAAAGGTGTGCCGCAAGTACCGAAAGCACCTTGGTAGAACTTACATTTTTTGCATATCGATAGCCTCTCTCTCTGAATGTGCAATGGCGCGTTGAAGTTTAACATACTCTCTTATCTTTTTTAATGCCCTATGTATTGATGTGCGTAGATAAGGGTAGGGTATGCCCGTTGTTACGCTTAGTTCTTTGTAATCAAAGTCAGGTTTTGAGTATAGACGTAGCAAGATTGCATCAAACTCATTCATGCGCCCGATTGCGCTGTATAAATACTCCCCATCTATAAACGCACCTATCCATGTTTCATCTTGTTTCGTGTCGGCAACCTGTCTATCTACGTGCAGCTCGTAGTATTTCCGATACTTTATGGCGTAATCACTGCGAGCACTATGCCATGATAGCCAAATAGCCCTGTTTATGTATGCTTCTACCTTGCCCCTGCATACGATGTCTTTTATGTCCTGTTCTGGTCTATCCATTAACCGGGCAAGCACCTCATGCAATAGATCACTTCCCTTTGTTTTATCGTGAGCAAGCCTTGTAGCCTTGTCGAGCCATGCATCGTAATGCTTTGATATGTTGACACTTATACAGCTATCCAAAAATATTTACGAAATAATTTGCATACTGAAAATTCTTGCTTACATTTGTCCCCATCAATACAAAGGTAATCAAAAACAAAAGCAAATGAATCATTTTAAGTTTGACCATGAGAGCAGCGTTATCCCTGCACTACTTACAATCGAGGTAAGCTACAATCCGTACTACCGTGAAGCCACTTATGATAGTCCTGCCGAGTTCGATGCAGACGATGTATCTTATCGAGTGCTGTGCGAAAAGTTAGACATGACTGATTGCATAGACAATTCAAACTACCGTGAGTTGCACGACGAGATAGCTAACGCGGTTGACACTGAAATTTCAAATCATTTTTTTAATCTTTAATAAATCAATACAATGACACAAACAATTGAGGTTAACACCTACCATCCAGTAGTAAACGGAACTACTGAAATCACACTACCTTACTACTACACCTGTGGTAGCTTCGGGCATGTCTACTGCTGTATGTCTGCAGACATGGTGCTAACTACCGTAATGAGTTACAGCACCAACAAGCAAATTGAAGTACGCAAGTACGACGATATGGCTCAGGTTAAATCACGTTTGGAAATTGATATGCGCGACAAGCTATACAAATCAATTGATGACGCTGTGTTCATGCACATGTTTAGTGAGGCTCACCGCGAAGTGTTCTACGCTGTTAATCCTGAACTCAAACCAAAGCTATGAGAAAGCACAACAAACTAAATGGGTTGATCGCGAAGACAGTGGGCAGTAATGCTGCCCTACTTCGTGCGATGCGCAAGAGCAGCACCCCCATATCAGACCGCACCCTGTACAACTGGTTGTATGATGCTAAGACTATCAAGCTGCAGCAACTTATTAATCTGTCAAAGGCTATGGATGTGCCGGTGTGTGAACTAATTAAATCAATAACAATCAAAAACGAAGGTGATGAATAACTTAAAAAGGGTACTAATCAAACCACATGCAAAGAAGCTACGTAAGGACAACATCCCAAGCCGTAGTGATATCCTGTATATCGTAAAGAACTTTGATAAACTTAGCTTTGAAAAGATACGCAAGGACTTAAACGTAAGTAATGCCAAACTCATTCAATGGTGCAAGTTCATATTTACCACCGATAAGAAAGAAGCCAAGTGGAATGAGATGAATAAGAAGCTTGACGAGTTAGAATTCTACGAAGAGTTCACCGATTCAATGCAAAGTGAGTACGATGTTCACGACATACGCAGGATTAATGGCAAGAACATGTACATAGTCAAAAAGAAAATAGTTAACGAGAACCGGATGTGCTACCTGATTACTATCAATAATGAGAACAGCATGATAGTACGCTTTGATATACCAGTTGAAAGAACATCCGTATCTTATTGCCCGGTATCACTTGGCTGTGATTACGATGTTCACTCATTGGGCCATTGGGAATACCAACAACTTGAAAAGGATTTGCCCGTGATCCACTTGGAAGCGGATGAGGATTACATCGGTAAGTTTTGGCTCGCCATATCTAATACCATGAATGCATGAAGCACGAGGAAAGCAAGATACAACAACGCTGCGTAGAATGGTTTAGATACTCATTCCCGCGCGTATTAATCGCTTCCTTCCCTAATGGTGTGTTCATAGGTGGTACACCTGTGCAAAGAGCCAAACGCTGGAACATCCTGAAGGCTGAAGGTGCTATGCCGGGCATGCCCGATTTGATGATCTGCATGGCATCAGGTTCTTACCACGGTCTGTTCATCGAGATGAAGACAGAGAAAGGCAAACTATCGGACACACAAAAAATCGTTCACGCACAGCTGATAAACGCAGGTTATGCAGTCAAGGTGTGCAGGTCATTTGAAGAATTTACAACAACAATTAAGGTATATCTTGAACAATAAAGGGGTAGCCGAAAACCTTACAGAGTAGGCAAATCAAAAACAATTTTATTTTATGTTATCTTCTAAGAAAGAACCAATGGTGTTAGCCACACACCACGTTCACACAACAACTGATTACTTTTTATTCAAGCCATTGGATGGTAATCGGACTAAGAATCTGCTTCACATCAATCGACTAAAAAAGTCAATGAATGAACAGTACATGTTTACGGTTATTATCGTAAATGAGAAGTATGAAATCATTGATGGTCAACATCGATTTGATGTTATTACGGAATTGAAATTGCCTTTGCATTATGTGATTTGTAAAGGTTATGGTCTTGCGGAAGTGCATCGATTAAATCAGCTATCTAAGAACTGGAATGCTGATGACTATCTAAATGGATACTGCAACTTAGGATACAAAGATTATTTAATCTATCGTGATTTTAAAAACAAGTATCAAGTAGGCCACAATGAATGTATGTTGTTACTAAGCGGCACGGGTTCAACAAAGAATGCTGGTAATTTCAATACCGGGTTATTGAAAATTAAATCACTTAAAGAAGCAGAAAGAAACATCGAAAAGATTTTGCTACTTGAACCCTATTACGATGGATATAAGCGAAGAGCATTTATCTACGCTATGTACAATCTATTGTATAATCCAAATTTTGAGTTTACTGAGTTCATTCAAAAGTTAAAAATTCAACCAACTGCGTTGCAGCATTGCACGGATGTAGCACAATACGTTGCATTGATTGAGGAGATTTATAACTACAAGCGTAGGGACAAAGTAAATCTTCGCTACTAATTTGGAAGTAAGTATAGTTTGACTATATTTGCTCTGACTATCCGTACATGAAAACATTTAAAATCCCATCATCGCTGCATTGCCATTGCTCATTCGAGCGCGGATAGTCCTTTGCATGCGGTGGTGGGTATTTTGCTTATGAGAGAATCAACTGTCTTTTATAGATCGTTCTACGAAGCGATTAAAGAACTTGATGCAGATACACAGGCACAAGTTTATTCTGCCATCTTTGAATACGCACTGAACTTTAACGAGGTTGAAGTTAAGGGTGTGGCTAAGACTGTCTTTACCCTAATCAAACCCCAACTGGATGCTAACTTGAAGCGATACGAAAACGGAACTAAAGCAAAAGTGAAGCAATTCGTAAGCAAACAGGAAGCAAAACCGAAGCAAGATAGAAGCAAGGTGGAAGCTAATGTAAATGTAAATGATAATGTAAATGTCAATGATAATGAAAATGTAAATCATAATCAGAATGATAATGTTTCAAGGTCGCGCTTTCGCGCTCCGACGTATGATGAGATATTTGATTTTATGAAAAGTAAAAATGCATTAGCCGGGAATGTTTGGCCTGATGCTAAAGTGCTGACTGAGGCTAAGGCATTCTTTAACCATTACGAAAGCAATGGATGGATGGTAGGTAAAAACAAAATGAAAAACTGGGAAGCTGCCGTTCGCAACTGGATGAACAACAATTCTAAATTTGAAAATAATAAATCAAAAAACATAATTCAAAATGAAAGAGAAAAACGAGCTAGCGACCTTGAAAAGTTACGCCAACAATACAGAAGTAGCATTGCAACAAATTTTAACGTCGAAGACATCACCAGCACTGAGTGAACTTAAAAGACACAAAGGAGAAAAGGTTGCCTTAGAGGTTTTGGTTGCTTTGATGGATGAGTGTCAGCAATACTTTAACCTGCAACAGCCAATGAACGCACAGCAATTATTACTTACAGCTGAGTTAATCATGGAAGAGTATTACTACCTGCGCATTGAAGAGTTGCGTGTGTGCTTCCGAATGGCAATGAAAGGTGTATTTGGCCCTGTGTACAATCGCATTGATGGGCAAGTGTTCTTTGAATGGATTATCAAGTACATGCCCAAGCGTCAACTTATCACTGATCGCATGAAGCAAGAGCAACAAAGCAACAACAACATATACGAAATGTTCCAACACCCGCAGGTGCTTGATGCTATCCAACAGGCAGCGGATAAACTCAGGATAGAAGAAACACCGGCACAAGAAGCAAAGCGTGCCACGCCGTCACGGTTTGAGCAAATGCTGATGGATGAGTACGATGAGTTGCCAACATGGGATAACGATATGAGATTTCGTGTGTATAAGAACAAGCCGTATCAGTTCACTGAATATCGGAAGGAACGCTACCGCGAATTGATAGAAACACAAAGCGAGTATTGATATGAAAGTAGAATTTGTTTTTCTTAATGATCCAATATCCGGATATGATAAAATTTGGCAAGAACAAATGGATAGGGTCAATTTGAGTTTGCGCGAAACGGTACATGGTAAAATAATAAATTTACCCTGTATTCCTACAAAAGAAATGGAAATTGATTTATCCACTTTTGAAGAAGTATACAATTTTACTGAAGAAGAAATGGAATGGGTAGATGATTGTCCCCTTTTTGCAATTAGTCACATAAGAATTCATCCAACGCATTTGGAAGTTTGGATAGATAATATGAATAATTTTTAATGAAACAATACGATAAAGCAAAAGAAACCGAACTGCTACGCAAACTATTTGTGCTAACAGCCAGACGAAGCATGCGTCCAGCTATGACCGATAATCTAACAATGCGTCTTATCTTTGAAGAACTTTACATGCTAACTGATAAAGACGAATACAAGCTATGACTATCGGTGAACTGTGGGATGCATTAGCACACTACCCGGATGAAACGGAAGTATACATCGGGTACATACAAGGGCACAGCATCCAGCAAATGAACTTTGATGTTGTTGAGACAACAGAGTTTGGTGGCAAGAAAACAGTTTCACTCATGTACGAAGACATCAATATCATAAATAATTAAATACAATGAGCAACTATCAAATGCAAGAAGGGCAGTTTACCCTTTTCAAAAACAACAAGACAACCAACAATGCACCTGAATACACAGGTGAGATCATGGTGAATGGTAAGAAGATGCGCTTAGCTGCATGGGTTAAAGAAGGCAAGAGTGGCAAATTCTTTAGTGGTAAGATGAGCGAGCCATTACCGCCACGCCAACAAGAAGACGATTCACAAGGCACAGGTGATTTGCCGTTCTAGTTTATAACATGTTTGCAATATGGTTTTATGTATGGTTGCACAACCAATATATAAAGCTATATTGCAGCATGATTACATTACACTCTCTCAACATTGGTATTGATGATTTGCCAAATGAATTTTGGAAGTATGTTCCAAATACTAAAAGCCGTTATTTGATTAGCAACCAAGGTCGATTACTTACTTTAAAATTTAAGGGTAGTAATAAGCCGAGCCTAATGAAACCAGCAACAAACAAAAAAGGATATCTGCACACATTGATTGTTTGTGAAGGAAAATTAAAGCCGGTTACATTGCATCGTTTAGTTGCGCAGACTTGGATTGATAATCCTTTAAGCAAACCACAAGTAAATCACATCAACTTTATTCGCACCGATAATCGAATTGAAAATTTAGAATGGTGTACGGCTAAAGAAAATACTTTGCATAGCTATAACAGCGGCAGAATCAATATGCCTAAAGGTGCGCCACCAATGCGAGGAAGTAAAAATGGTGGTGCTAAATTGACTGAAGAACAAGTGCGAGAAATACGCATGAAGTTTCAACCCCGTAAGTATACACGCGAAATGTTGGCAAAGGAATACAATGTAAAAGCAAGCACTATCAAAGATGTGATATTGCGTAGATGGAAACACGTACAATGAGTTACAATCCCACATTCAATACTAAGCAACAAACCGCACTTAGGCACTTGTCTACATCCAGCAAGGTGGAGCAGGTGCTATATGGCGGTGGTGTATACGGTGGCAAAACATGGCTAGGATGTTATTGGCAAATCATGCGAAGGGTGAAGCATCCGAATACACGTGGTCTTATTGGTCGTGCTGAATTAAAAAAATTGCAGCTATCTACAATGCTACGATTTTGGGAGTTGTGTAGTCAAATGGGTTTGAAAGCAGGTGAACACTACACGTATAACGGACAACTAAACATGATTCGTTGGTTCAATGGTAGCGAGACAATTCTGATGGACATGGCAGCTACACCCAGCGACCCCGACTTTCATCGATTTGGATCACTTGAAATTACCGACTACTTTCTTGATGAGGTAGCGGAAATGACAAAGAAGGCAGTAGACATCATTGATACACGTGTGCGCTATAATTTGATTGGCGGTATACCAAAAGGATTGATGAGTTGTAACCCTTCAAAAGGTTGGCTATACAATGACATTTGGTATCCTTGGAAAAAAGATTTATTACCACCACACAAAGCATTTGTTGAAGCGTTGCTAAAGGATAACACAGTAAGTCCTGATGAAGTCTATGAAGCTAAGATGATGCGATTGCCTGAAGCAGACCGCAAGCGATTGTTAGAAGGAGATTGGGACTATGACGAGAGCATTGACTGGATATATGACTACGAGGATTTATTGCGCTGCTTCCGGGATGAGGAAAGCAAAGGTGATAAATACATAAGTGCCGACATTGCGCGATTAGGAAAAGATAGAACGGTTATATGTGTATGGCATGGCTTGCACCTAATCGAGATACACGAGCTGCGTAAGCAACCCATCACAACAGTTGTAACAAATGTTAGACAAATTTGTGACAAGCACGGAATAAAATTAAGCAACGTGATCTGTGACGAGGACGGGGTTGGCGGGGGTGCGGTCGATGCACTTCGTTGCCGGGGGTTCCTTAATGGTGGCCGCGCCAAGCAACCCGATAAGTTCACCAATCAAAAGGCTGAGTGCTATTTCAAGTTAGCAGAACTAATCGAACAGAACAAGGTCGTGTTTAAAGTGCAATCCTTCCGGGACGTAATCGTACAAGAACTGGACATGATACGCCGCCGCACCCCTGAAGCTGATGGCAAGTTAGCCGTAATCAGTAAAGACGAGATAGCGCGCATGCACGGGAAGTCTCCCGACTATGCGGATGCCATCATGATGCGCATGTACTTCGAACTATTCCCAAACTACGGCTCCTATTCTTGGGCCTAGGGACAAATTGTCCCCATCAATTTTAACAATTTTTAACAAGGTGTATGTAATTATTTGCAGTACATTTGACCCATCAAACAACAACAAAAACACAAAGCAATGACACACACAATCGAAGTAGCAAAAGGATTTGAAGTAACAGTAAACATTTACAATGACTGCGTAATTACTACCGTTAATTACTTAGGAACTGCTCGCAAGAATTCATATATGAATATGCAAGATTTGATTAACAACACTACAATATCTAAAGTAGCTGAATTTTGCAAATCACTATAATCAAAACAGGGGCGCGGCTGTAACGCGCAATCTTTCAATCTAAAAACAATACACAATGAAAACAGCATCTACTATCCTTCGCTACGTTATCGCAGCCATCGTAATCTTCGCACTTCTGAACTACTGCCAAGAGTTAAACGATTGCCTTGCTAAGTATTAATCCAAATCAATAACAACATGAACTCATTTCACAAAGACAATCTTGAAGCATTGCAAAAGTTTCAGCAAATGCTCAATGCATCACCTGACCAAGTCGGTATTGAAAAAACACCCGATGGTAAGGCGCTAACGCTTGTTATATCGCACGTAGAAACAACCCTAGACGAAATGTTTTTCGGGCACTGGCGTACTGAGAACTTTAAGTGGGAACGCATGGCTAATGAAGTGGTAGGTTCACTTGACCTTGTAGTGATCCATCCGATAACCGGCTACGAGTTGCGCCGCACGGGAGCAGCATCCATTGTTATCATGGTTGACCGAGCACCGCAGAACCTTGACAACATCGAACGCAATAGATGGGCATTAAACGCAGATAATAAAAAACCTAATGCATTAGACCTTGCGTTTCCTAAACTTAAAACAGAGTGCCTTAAAAACGCTGCTGTGTCATTTGGTAAGTTGTTAGGCCGTGACCTTAACCGCAAGAACGTGGACATGTACAAACCATTCAAGTTAAAGGGTAACCTTAACGCATCGAACAAGGATGTGCAATACTTGCTTGAGTTAATTGAGAAAGCACAGAGCCTTGATGATTGTGACATCATTCTCCAAGCATGCCCGCAAGAATTCTTTGCACAGATTGAACCGTTAGTAAATGTTAAAAAAGAGCAACTAAGCGGATTGTTGTAGTATCTTCACACCATCAATAACAAGAACAAATGGAACAAACTGTATTTAGAGCATCGCAGCTTGGTAAGCTTATGACCGATGCACGTACTAAGACAGGACTAAGTGAAACCTGCAAGAGCGCACTGCTTGAAATCTACATCCAACAGAAGTACAAACGCTTCAAAGAAATCAGCAACAAGTACATTGAGAAAGGTGTAGCGGTTGAGAATGACGCTATCGACATGTGGCGCAGGGAGCGCAAGCAAATTGTATTTAAGAATGAGCAGATGTTCACTAATGACTACATCAAGGGCACACCTGATTTGCTTATCAAAGATGGTGGCGCAGTAATCAACGTGCCGGATATTAAAAGCAGTTGGGACATCCACACCTTCATTGATGCAAAGGCTAACGAGTTGAGCAAAGACTACTACTGGCAAGGCCAAGCATACATGTGGTTAACGGGCGCACCAACAGCAACGTTTTGTTTCGTGCTTGTGAATGCACCAAGTCAAATGATTGACACAGAAAAGTATCGCCTATCATTGCGCATGAATCTTATTGATCCACAAAGCAACCCTGAGTTCATCAAGAAGGCATCGCGCATCGAACGTAATATGATTTACGACATGCCTACCTTTCTTGCGGAGAATCCACACGCTAATCTTGAAAGTGATTTGTCAAGTTGGGAATACGACATACCAGTGCAAGACCGCATCCACGAAAAGGTTGTGGAGTTTGATGCTGACGCAATCGCAAAGCTTCAGGAACGTGTACCAATGTGGCGTGAATACCTTAATACTTTAGCACTATGAGTAGAATACCAATTAACAAAGCAACGCTGCTCGATTACGGATTTAGAGCATCAGAAAGCGATAGAGTATATTGGTTTGATAACATCGGCTTTGAGTTTGGATGGACTCCGAGAGCTGTTCTTAGGCATAAACAAGAAGGTGGTACATTGTTCTCAATGTATAAATATGTCAAATACATGGATGAATTGAACCAATTATATTTTTATTCAACAGGAAAAACACTTCCAAATTTTACAGAACAATGAGCGAACACATAAATAACAGACAAAGGGCACTGCAAATGGCAACTGAAATAGTAGCAGCACAATGTGCATCAGGTCGTATGACATATTATGATGTCATGGAATTAGCAAATGAAATGTATATTTTTTTAGAAAATGGAGGTGACAAATGACCACCGAACAACTCAAAGACCACGTGCGCAATTCAATGCAGCACTATTACAACAAAGAGCAAGTAATCGAATTAATCAACAAACTAAACAATGAAAGCAAAAGACAAAGCATGGCAACTGTACTCGAACTATTTTGACATCATCGAGAATGGTAAGCAAGAAGGCGAGTTAGTAGAGGCCCACATCAAAGCCGTGAACGCTGCGCTGTTCTGCGTAGATGAAGCATTGACAAATGCACCTGATGACATCGTGAATGACTTTGAAGGAACCGGAGAATACTACAGCGTGAAAGCATACTACATGCACGTCAAAAACGAAATACTAAAACTCAATGCGACGAAAGGTAACAAAATCAGTTGAGGTGCTTAAGGTGGAACGCGTGACGCTGCTAACCATGTACGCTAACGCAAAAACCAAACTTCTTAAAGACAACCTGAATCATAAAATCAAATCGGTCAATAAAGACCTTTATACATTAACTAAAGAAACTAAATGGCTATGAGTGAAGAAAAAAAAGAAACCGCAATCCGTACACTTAGCAAATCACTAAGGCGAAGATTCCAAGGCGCAACGGTAAACATATCATGGGTGGAACTGGATGCGTTCATGATGAAAGCGCAAACGCGTGAAATGACAAACCTTATTAATTCCTATAACGAAGGCTATACAGATTGTAAAGCAGGACTACCAAACAAATCAGAAAATGAAAGCAACACTAACGTTTGACCTAACAGATGACCAGCACTCTTTTGATTGTGCAATCAATGGCAAAAAGTATTACGACCTTGTTGATGAAATGAGGCAGCACCTGCGCAGCCTTGAAAAGTACCAAGACCTTACACATGAACAATACGAGATAATAGGTAAGGTGCGCGAATGGTTGCATAGCGAGTTGCTCAGTGCCGGAATAGCGGATAAGTTTTAACTACTGCGATACTTTGCGATACCCTTGTTTCCAAAGAAACCTACCCAGTGCTTCACCTTCAGCATCCACCTTTTCTTCACTCCACTCGGGTTGAATGTGATGAAGATATTCATGGACAAGCACAATCAGGTAGCGCATCGGAGGCAACGTAGGGTCTATCTCAATTACGTTATCACAGTACAAACCATCAGCACGCTCCCTGCCCAACTTACGCTGTACGACTTTTGGATGTGGCTTGCCTTTCATTGTGCTATATTTGCGACTTAGTGTAATGGTTCATTGCATTATTGTTTTTGTTATTGATTGATACAAAAGCCTCCTAACGTGGAGGCTTTTTGTTATCTAATCTTACCATTCACAATTCTGTAATTGTTTACTTCAAATTCGCCCGTGTCCATTACACGTACATGCGCAAAGCCGTGATGGTGTTTGTTGATGGGCATGTAGTCAGGGTGCAGCTCGCACAAACACGCCACGCTCCAACAGGTTGTAATCTTGCCGTTAATGTTAGGCTCGGTGTGTTCACTGGCTTGGTGATGGTGACCGCACAATGCGCTGTCCTTTGCACGTAAAAATAACCCGCGTGCGATGTTTACAGGACTGAATACCGATGCACCAAGTTCATGACCATGCAGAATGGTTAGCTTCCCGGCATGGATTATCTGCTTATCGGGAATGAAAGTTATGTTGTGTTGATCTAAGTGCATGAGTGATTCAAAATTGAACTCGTCCATACCCAATAGGTCGGGTGCATTGCGCATGATATAGTGGTCATACCTTACATCATGGTTACCGCACTTGTAATAGATAGCAGCGTTCGGGAATAGCTTGCGTAGCGTGGCAAGAAACTGCCTTGTCATTAATACTTCATGCCCAAAGTTTCTTTTACGCGGGTCTTTTTCAAATCGACTGATAGCATAGAAGTCAATGATGTCACCATTGAGCAGGATTGTGTTTACTTCATTCTCCAGTCCATACTTCAATGCAAGCGTTAACGCCTGTATGTTGTGGTATGGCACGTGGATATCACCGATTATAAGAATGTTATTGTGGTTTATCGGTAACTTGTAAGGCTTGTAATTTGATTCCTGTGATGGTGGCAGGTCAAGCGGGTTACTTGCTTCAGGCATCAACTCGTTTACCATGTTCCCGAAGTCAGTAAAATGGTTTTCAAGTTTGGACAGGTTGCCGTTTACAGGCTTTTTGACAGGGGTTTCAAGTTCGACGCTATGTCTTTTACGCCAACCAAAATACAACCGCTCAAATGAGCCGTATTTCATTTTGATGTTGTGACGTTTCATAGCAGCGCGAATGCGGTCTGCTATCGTACCCTCACCTGCGTGTATCTCTTTATAGATTTCCGCATATGGTCCGTGCATATGGTGTTATTTAGTGCCCCTGATAAACCCGGCTAACTCCGCAAGATTGGTGCTGATAGTCAAGTTCTGCGCAGCAATAACGTCAATCTTCTTTTCGAGCTTGTCAATGGCTTTGTTTTGTTCTTCTTTCATAACGTTTAGCTTGGTGTTAAACTCTTCTTTAGTTTCTTTAATTGAATCCGATAACATTGTTACCTCTCGTTTATGGTATGATTCTACTTTACCCAGTGCGCTCGACACCTTCACTACATCACGCTTCAAAGCGTAATACAACCCCGTGAGCGATACCGCACCACCAATAATTGTTATGATATCTCTTGGCTGAATGTCCATGATTATAGTATTGCAAAATATATAGTAGAAAAAGCTAACGCTGTGACACCTAAAGTCATGGCCGTGTTGGAAATTATTAACCGCCTGTTGCGTTTCTTTAGTTCTTTAATCTCATTGTCTTTCTCAGTAGCTACAGCCTTATCGATACTTTGCTTATTCTTATAGATTTCCGCTAGCGTTTCATAACTCGCCGCCTGTATGCCTGTAATCTTTGCGTAGTATGTAACCTTTAACCGCTCCATCTGGTATAAACTGTCTATTTCCTGCGCGGTGTTATACCAGTACAACATGCTATTGTAGTTGAGACTGAAAAGTTGCTGATCGTAAGTTGTAAGTTCGGGTGTAAAATCCTGCTTTGAGTAGGCTGTCCGATTTTTTGAGCGTTGTGCGGAACTGGTTATTGGTAGCACTAGGAGTAGCAGAAAGAATGTTGTAAGTTTCATTGCGGTAGATT